GAGAAATAACAGTGCCTTCTTTTGCCGATTCTTCGGTTACCGAATCAACAGACCAGTATTGCTCTGGATCAGACTGTTTGGTTTCTTGTAAGTCAGCAATGTACTGAGCTACTTCTTCTTGGGCTTGACCTTCTTCGGTAACGACTTCAGGTTCTGCTTGGGGTTCTCCTTGCGCCACTTCTCCGCTAACTGCGGCTCCTGGCTGTACAGGTACTTCACTTGTTGTTTGCTCTTGAACGGCATTTGATATGTTTTTTAGTTCTTGGTCAATCGCGGTTATACGCGTTTTTTGTTTATCTACTAATGAAGGGTCTTTGCCTTCAATTTGTTTTGTAAGTTTGCGCTTCTCTGCAATTAAGTCAAACGCTTTTCTTTGGTTGTCTTCGCTAAGGTCTTGAGGCAACTCCATCGCTATAGCACGGGCCTCGTTAAAATTGTTAATGGTATTTACAGCTTGCTCCTTAGAGAGCTTTCCGTCCATTATCTGAGCCTTTAGCGTGGCAATTAAAGACTTTGACGTAGTTTCGTCTGCAAGGATTTGCTTTACAAGCCTAAACGTTTCGTTTGTATTAGACTTTCCAGTGACATAGTTTGATGTTTGCTGTGCAATATTCACAGCTCCCGCCATCCACATACCACCAAGCCCCTCAAGCATTGCGTCTTCTAACAGCGCCTTTCCAAAATCTTTATCTCCAAATCCTGGCTGCTTAAACAGATCTTTTCCCTTTGCTATTTCGTATGCATCTCTAAACGCAGTATCTGAAATATTTTGAAGAGCACCTGTTTCAAACTCGCTTATCATTGCACCAGCTGTGTTAGCTGCACCTCTTAAAGCCAAGTTGCTTATCTCCGCATTGATGATTTTGTTAAGTCCTTTTACACCAGCTTTCGGAGCAACTTTTGAAAGTGCACTAACAAATATTGAAGACGCCAACCCCTTGTTAGCACCAAGCCATTGAGTTAAACCAAAGTTCTCGAGCTTCGCCTCCACCAATGCTGGCCCAGCAGCCATAAAGAACTTTTCTTCTTCTGGAAGATTCTTTGTCTCTGGATTACTGTTCATCTCCTCAAATCGTCTGCCAATACCCTGAGTAGTCATTGCTGTTACCCTAGCTGCAGCCCCCCCAGGAACTAGTAAAGATGGAATAAATTCTGGAACAGAGAACAATGCCTTCCATGCCATATTCCCCTCGGTTGCATACTCTTTTGAAACACCCTCTGCTTTTAGGTTGTCATATATTTCGTTAAGTAGCTTTGCTGAGTTTTCTTTGGCTTGTGCCTTATCTCCGTAAAAACTTTCAGAAGCACCCAACGTAGCGATATCAGCCACCTCTGGAAGCGCCGCCATTGCTCCGCCAACCAAATCCTTAGCCCCCTTCAACAGAGAATTGTACAATGCGCTAGGAATGTTTCCGTTGTATGACAAAAGACGAGTGTTCTCTCCCACCGCTTTCTTAACTCCCTCATCGGCCAAAGCACCTATGCTCTTGGCGTACTTAACTCTTTCGTCAGCTCGCGCTTGCAAGTCTTGATATCTTTGAGTAATTGAGTTGTACGTTTCCTCAATGTCTGGAGTGACGCCACTTACCGCAACTATCTCAGAAATCTTTTTGGCTTCTTCGTTTAATTGGGCGACCTCTTTATTGATATCGTCTACAGCCTTCTTTGTGTTGTTTAATTCGTCATTTGCAAACTTAATAGAATTGTCAACCATCTCTTGGCTGTACACTCTTTTAAACTTACCCTCTTCTTGTGGAGAAATACCATCTCTTGACATCATCAAGAATTCCATTGGCGTAATAGGTTTCTTTTCTACACCAGCAGACTTGCCCATTAAGAATGACTGAAGCTTGTCAGCTTCTTGCTTTGCCATTCTCTCGTTGTCTGTAGTCTGTATGGTGATAGAAGACCCATCGTCCGCGATAGCTCTAATATCTCCAAGACCTAATGCCTTTTGTGTTTTACTAGGCTCAATCTCAAACCTAACACCAAGATTCCCATACTTTTTTGTGAGGTCAGATAAAATAGTCTCTCTGGTTCCTCTATTTAAATCAAGATCTTCTGGGGCAACCTTAGACTTTCCAAACAACGCCTTGTCGGCCTCTTCTTTGGGGACGGGCTTGAATCCCGGCTTAGATGCAGCAGTAAGTGCACCAGCTGCTAGATTTACTTCTGATTGAAGTTTCTCCTGCATTGTTGGCTGTTGATCAACTACGACAGTCTCTTGGACGGCGCCTCTGAAAGGCATCATCATCTCAAGATCCTTTTCGGTCAATTGTGCAGCAGGTGCTGCAGGGGCTACAGGCTGAGCAGGTTTACCCTTGACGTCATACCTTTTTCTTGCAGAAGGCGCCGGCGCCCCATCTGGGCCCATCGCTCCAGTAGCCGATGAAGTAGCTTGCTGACCTTGTTGAGAAGGAGAAGCCGATTCTTTTTTTTTTACTTGTGTAAAGTACTTGCCCTTAAAGTCGTTAAAAGATTTTGTGTACAAACCTTGGTCATACACGACTTGATACAACTTAGACATATTTTGCTCGTCAGAATATTTACTAACGAATTCATCGTATGATTTTGTGTAAAGACCATTGTCTTTAACTACTGAATAAAGGTTTTCTATTTCTGGCATATTAGTCTAAGACCCCTCTTTTAGTGGTGTTTTGATTGTTAAAAAATGCTTGTTCATAGCTTATTGATTGCCCGGGAGTGAGAGTCGCATTAAGCAAATCGTTAATTAACCTTTTTGCATCGTCTCCAGAACGCGTCAATGGTTCCCTAATAGTTTTCGTCTTTCCTGTTTTAGGGTCAACAAAATCATATTCTACATCAACTTCAATTCCCTTTAGTGGATTTCTATTTTTGTCCGTACCTTCTAAAGGCTTAACAGATACAACTTGAACGTCTTTGTTGTTTATTTTTAATGGCTGGTTGAGTATATACGCCCTGTACGAGTCTGGATCATTATATATCATATTGACCAGCTCTTTTCTGTTGTTAACACCACCGGCCCCGTCTCCGCCACCTTCCCCTGACTTACTAGTCTTTTCTACCGGTCTTGGCTGCTCTTTTTCTACGTCAACTCTTGAATCAACAAGCCTGTCTAACACGGCTCTCGCCTCGTCCTCTTGAGCCTTTGTTAACTTAGGAGTAGCAATTCCATTTGGTCCTTGAACCAACTGTATAGCTTTACCACCAGCCGCTTCAATTTCTTTCTTTTGCTGTGGTGTCTCGTAGAACTCATATCCACCAACGTAGTCAGCCAATATACTTGCAGCGCCTCGTGGGCTTTGCATTAACGACTTGGTGAAGTTTGCCTTTGCCTTCTGATACTCAGCCTTTAGCTGTGGAGATGTAGTCCAATATCCACCCAAGTACTTCGATGTCTCGCCTAGTCCTTTGGTAAATTTTTCTACTTCAGAAACGACGTCCAATCTTTCTGGGGTCTGGTTCTCTGGAATAAGCATTGACTTGAAGTCTACTACCATTCCAGTATCTGGATCTGTCATTACAACACCATTGGTGGTTGGGTCTACAACCAACTGCTTGTTAGCAACGTCGGCTAGCTTTGACTGTTTATCCAAAAAGAACTCACCAAGCTTTGATGCCTTAGGATCGTTCAAGTACTCAATCTGCTTTGCAATAATATCGTTGTAAGACTTTGAGAATTCACCCAGATACTTCCAGTCTTCAGACATTCTACCGACACGAGCCTTATACTCTGTTGGTGTAATCTGTCCGTTCATCAACTGTTTCTTCAAGTCCAACGTGGTGCTACGAACGCGATCGGCTCCGTTAAGGATCAATTCGTTGAAACTACCAGATTGACCGGGCTTGTATTCTTTAGACGCAGTTACTAGATCGTCTGCTGATTTCTCGAGAGATTCTCTTTGTTTCTGTCTGTCTGTTTCAATGGCGTCAATATCCGTGATGGCACCCTGTGCGATCTTGAGCCAATTTACTGGTTCGGGCCTGCCTTGGTATCCTAAGTATTCTGCCATGTCTTATTTAAATGGTGTTACTAATCCAGGAAAGTATCCATAAGGCGTATATCCAGGAGCGTAAGAAGAATCGCCAAATTGTCTAGTCCCGGCAGGCGCTAACGACGGATTCATCATTGGTCCGTACTGCTGAGTTACAGTTGGTTGTGTCTTAAACGTGGATTGTGCTGATTTTAATGCGTCAGAGCTTTCTTTAAGCGATACTGCATTTGTATATGGAGTTGGCTTTGTGATGCTTTTGCTAGCATCGTACAATGGCTTAGCCTCTAAGTATTGACCATATCCAGCCTGAAGAGCGCCAAGTCCAGCTCCAATTGCTTGGTTGGCAATTTGTCTGTTCTCAGATGCTGCCAGCTGTGCTCCCTCTAGCTCTCCTGTTGCAATGCCAACTTCTCTACCAACTTTACGTCCCTCGATTTGCTGACGAGTTTGTGCACGCATCAAGTCTCTTTGGTATTCTTGGTTCTGAAGATCTGCGCCTAATTCCAAGTTTGCTTGGTTTGACTGTTGTGTAAGTGTCGGAAGACCGCCGATAACGCCAGCCGCCCCTGCTCCCTGCAAGGCCTCTACACCGGTAGCTACTTGTTGTTGTACGCCTTCTTGTGCTAGGTCGTATCCCATAGTTGGAACCTGTAGCCCAGCCGAATAATCTGTTTCTGAAATGTTACGAAGCTTAGCCGCTGCGTCTTTTGCGGCGAAATCTGCTTCTTTTCGACGCTTATTTGCGGCGATTGCCTGCCCAGCACTTGCTGCGGCGGAAGCTCCTGCAATTATCAATGATGTTGTTGCTGCCATTTTATAATACTTTAACTAGCTCTGTACACCCAATGCTACCCTTTTGAAAACCACACTCAACATACTTATTGATGAGCGCTTCGTTCCTTAGTGACACGTAGGCATACTTTGCACCGTTTTCTTTTCCGTATTCTGACAGAGTGTCTATCAAGAACTTAATCGCGTCTTTACGATCAATCTCCTTGTATTCAATGTTAGATACAATAAACTCTATCCAAACAGCTTTTGAGTTGGTAAAGTAAATGTACCCAGCACAGATGTCAACACCATCTTTTGAGACCATGATGCCACCTCGTCCGTCATTTGGCAAGAAGTCTCTACCCGGCGCTTCCCATCTCCACTGCTTCCACCACTTGGTCAAAGTGATGTCGTAGTCTTGATCGGTTAACGGCCTTGCGTCGAAACTCATTGCTACGCAAAGATAGCGAAGTTATGGGTAACTTTTGAATACCTGTGAAGAAATTGCAAATAATTCTACAGCAGTAGAGCTAGTATTCTCAAGCAGTACCGTCATAAAGTATCCGCGTGCACCATAAGACTCTGCAACTGCGTTTTTGACAAACACAATAAAGTTTCCAGCTACCGGCACAGTGCCACCAACTACCATGTTAATGGTAACAGATGTTGCGTTGTGTGCAGTTACGACACCAGATATAGTCAGACCTCCAACGGATCCAATGTATATGGTGTCTCCAATGCTTACAGTGGTTCCAATTCCAAACGCAAAGTCTATTCTGTAGTTTCCTGCGGATATAGGCGTAACGGCAGACGCAGACCCAATGCCCTGTGTAGACATGGCCTTCAAGTCCACGGTGTCCGGGTTTCTACGGATGTATGTAAAGTAGTCCCCCTCCTTCAACTCAAAGTACGATGCCTCCATTACGCCAGAGTTTAGGTCTGTGGTAACGGTCGCCTTCCATGGAGAGTCGGTCTCACACGCAAGCGTCTTGAACATCTTAGACTCGCTAGGCGCATCGTTGAAAACCACAGTTACGGTAGATGGGTCTGGATCGCTAGGGAGTAATGGATCTTTATACCAGTTGTTTCTACGTTGATTCGTGTTGTGCTTCCATAACTCCCCAGACTTGAACGTGTACAAAAAGTTGTTCATGTTTGTCATCCACTCGGGATAGTAGGAGTGGAAAGATGTCCACCCATCGAGCATTGGTGAGTATGTAAGAGTATAGTTAGCCATTACACAAAGTTACGACATTAGCAGGCTTGAGTTAGTATCCATGCCGTTCCGCTCCATTGGTGTGCGTTAAGCAGATCAGCTTGGTTCTTATAGAATCCAGCTGGTGCAACCGTAGTTCCAGATGAGTTCAAGTACAGTGTACCACTTACCCCGATAGTTCCATTGGTCCAGTATGAGTAGTAGTTGGTGTCTGCACAAACAACTGGCTTAGTACCTGCGTCTGTCAAGAACACCTCGGTCAATGGAGCAGCTTCGCCTGTACACAGAGCGCAGCTAGCAGATGTAACCAATGTGGTTGGAACGGTAAACGTAGCAGTCTGTGGAAGTAGGTCAGCAGTCTTAGTCCAGCAGTTCCCGTCGCTTGTCTTAAAGATGGTTCCGTTTGCAATCACACGAACTACCGCATCATAGAGAACTGCACTGTACGTGCTGTTACACAACGTGGCTTGGTAGTATCCACCAGCAGGTGGTACTGGAGGTGTTGGAGGTGTAGATCCGCAGTTAAATACTGCCAAAACTACTCCATCATTAGAGATTTGGCAACTTTGATTGTTGTTGGTCTTATACCAAAGGCTTCCCCCAACAAACACATTACCGCCTCTAGACTGCAAGTAAACGGTGTCTCCAACGATTGGATATGTGTAGTATCCGTTGTGGTACAGGTAGTCCCATCCAAGAACTAACAAACCACACGCAGATGCAGACGTAGCCTGTCCGTTAATAAACACTTCAAATGGTGTTGCAGGCGTATCATTCAATATTGAAGATATTATAACTTGTGTAGATGGTCCGGTACCAAAGCAGTTAGTTGCTGTGAATGTCGCTTGATACTCGCCAATGCCCTCTACAAGTCCATTTATTATTCCAGTCTCCATATCGAAAGAAAGACCAGGTGGCAATGAAAATCCAGAACACCCGCCATTTGCAATAATAGTTGCATCGTCAGATCCAGATATTATAGACACTGTTCCTGATGAAAAACATCTTTCTACTGTTTCGGAAGTAGAAACTACAACATTTTCGTAGTATCCAGTTTCACAGTTGGCTCCATAAAATACAGCTCCATTAGATCCGCCATAAAGAGTAAAAGAGGTGCACGAAGATACCAAGTTGTAGCTAGTTGGGCTGTTGGTGGCTGGAACTTTTAAGTTTACAGACTGACCAATAATAAACTCCATATCTGAAGCTGTAACAATTGGAGGAACTGTCTCAGAGCATACGCACGTAGCAATTTCTGTGACAACGCCACTTGATGTTACAAAGATTAAATTAGTTCCTGTTTTGTGATATGCATTTCCTCCATTGTACACAGTAGCGCCAGCAGCGTCGTTATATATCGTACAGCCAACAAGTACAGATCCACCGTCGGCGTTGTGGTACTTTGTGGTTGATGGAGTCTGTGAGCAAACGTTCGCAATGGTACCATTGGTAGTGTCAAGAGTAAATGAACTCAAGGCAGCACATGCGGTAGTAGCTGTCCAGCTATTTGATGATAGTGGAGAGTAAACAGTAAGCACAGTTTCTTCCGTAGACGTTTTAACAAAGCTCAAAGTTCCTGTACTGTTGTTGACTAAGCCATTGTAAGGAGCCGATAAGTTAATATCTTCCTCTGCAACACCGGCAGCAATCAACGCATTGTAGTTAGCCAAACTATTAAGACCAACATACCCACTGTCTGCAACTATATTTCCGCCGATGGTAACAACGAAACGATCAGGAGTAGACTGCGCATCATAAGTAAACGAAGCACGTCCGTTTCCGGCGCCCATGTTTACGATGGTAGGTGTAGTTGTAGCTTCTCCGCTGTAAGATATAGAAGATCCACATGCCACGGTATTTCTGTAGTCCCAAACCAAGTACAGGTACGACTCGTTAGAGGGAGCTGTATACACAAACGTTCCGCTGTACTCTGAACCAACAAGCGACATGGTTACCGGTGTTCCAAGAGAGATAACAGTTGCGTAGTCTTCCTCAGTGTACTCTGTGTTAGACACTAAGTAGTATACCTTGTTTCCGGTTGACGGAATGAATGGATTCAATTCGGCGTTTAAGGTAGATGCGTTGTCCTTGTATGCGTAAACAGTAACAGTGTCTCCAGGAGCTGGAATTCCATTTGTTCCAGCCACATCTGAAGTGGTATCGAACAACGCTACATCGACTGGCTTGAATATGGTGTCGTTAAACTCGTATCCTAGCGTTCCAGATCCTGTGTAGTTGTATTTCTGGCTTCCTACCTTCCCGCTCTCTTTTGGATCGCCCACAACGAATGTAGAGCGACGCTTGATAACGGTAGCAGTCTGTGTGATCGTAAACGTTCTTACAAGTCCACAAGATGCAGTAATTGTAAGAGTGGCAGTACGAGAAACACCTGTGTTGTTGGCGGCGATATCTGCCTCTACGTCTTGGTTTCCAGTGCCGCTAGATGGAGCTACAGTCATCCATGCCGGTATGTTTGTGATAACCCATCCAGAATTGGACTGTATGTCAAAGATATTCTTGGTTTGGCCCGACTTGTCAACGGTCAAAGAAGAAGGCGTAACGGTCAATTCACAAGGAGACGCAGTGTCGTCGTTAGACGCGAGCACGTACATCTGATTGTATGGATCAAAAGTTCCGATCTTCTGTCTATTAATACCAGCGATGAACAGGTCCTTGAACCAGTCTCGCATGCCCTGCATAGATATTTCTTGGATACTATTTCCAGAAATTGATAATGCAACACCACGGCGGGCGTCAGTAAAGAATAAGTTTTCACCCCACACAGCAAAGCTCTCTGGGTTTAAGCTTATTCCGTATTCTCCTGGAAATGAAATTTGCTTTCCTAAAACTTCCGGGATGCTAACGATAGATCCTCCACCAACAGAGTCGCTGATCAAGTTCTTTTCGTATAGAACAACAGACACTTTGTTTTCTTGGAATACTACCAAGTCGGTATCTCTGGCGTAAAGCTTTTGGATACTTCCAAAAAACCGGTCCACGTACTTAAAGTTTGCGGTAGACAAGTTGAACTCATTAAGTCTATTGGTGCCCGTGTCCTCGCGGAAAACGCCACTGTATGTCAATCCATTTGTTACCTGCTCTTGCTCGTAGTTCTCAATGGTAGACAACACACGTGGGCTGTACTGCATCAACGAGCCATTGAAGTCGTCTCTGATACGATCGCTTTCTACGCCGTTTCTAAAGCAAAATGCATTATATACATTATCCAATTGAACCACGGCAGACTTCTTAGTAGATCCAGCCCCGGCACGTGTCTGTGTTGTTATGTTTCCTTCGTGAAGTCCATTACTAACGCCAAATGTTGCTACTTCATGGTAGATGTCAGCGTCACTAGAATTTGGAACCGTCTCAAGAACTACTGGTTCTTCAATCTGTGTAACCGTAAAATCTACAGTGATTGTGGATGGATCGCACTTGACGCCGTCTGTTGCAGGAGTGTTCCCGTATCCCAAAATATACATTCTAATAGCACCGTCTTTTGACTGTGTACTAGAGTTCATACCATCTTTTACGAAATAGTCCTTGGACCTTCTAAAGAAAATGCTTTTGTATCCTTTATTTTGTCCATCCGCAAACATCACAAAATTAGAGTACGCATTATCCTCAATAAACCACTCCTCAATGTTAGCATAGTTTGATGAAGATATGAATGTTTGTTTTGGTTGTTTAGAACCACCAACTACTTTTGATTCATCTATGCTGAATGTTATCACAGCTCCAGCTTTGATTTCTAAATCTTCATTGTTGTCTATAAACCCTGGAACTATAGCACATGATCCAATTGGGTCAGATCCTATTCCAGACGTGTTTGACGCAGCGCCTCCAGTGAAAATAGTTCTGTCTCCAAAATAATTTAAACCTCCAACAGATCGGCAATTTATTCTCCAAGAGTCATTAATAACATGACCAGACAAGTTTGAGAATCTAATCGCTACTACATTTGTATTTGTATCATCTTTTAAGTATTGAATACCTCCGGTAATAGCAACGTTTGATTCTATAACCTTAGACGATCCGAACATAGTATATTTATACGTGTTTTTACCGTCGATTGTCAATGTGAATCTTATATCTTTTCTACCGAAGTTATTTACCCAGTTTTTATTGTTCTCAATACCAAGATCATTTACGCCCCTTCCATAAAAAATGGGAGTCTCGATAGTTGCGAATCTAAATGTAAGTGGGTTTATGTTATTAAATACACAAGCAAAATTGCCAAATGCTCCAACTTTTTGAGGAACTCCAGTCTTTCCAGAAGCTGTAACCTTATATGTAAACAAGTTGTCATCGTTAAATGCAACGTTGTTATTTACCTTAATTTTAAGATATACCCCAGATAGGTTTGGCCTTGATGGGTTATTTAAGAAATCTTTTTCTTTAACTTCAACCTCAAGAACTTTATACTGCTCTGCACTATAAGTAATTCCTAAAGGATCCGCCTTTATTACTATATAATCATTGGCCTTTACTTTATCTACGTCCGACTCGTTTATTAACATGTAAACGAAAGGTCCGTCTGTATAGAATATTGTTGGATATATATTGTAATATGCCCCCTTATTCTGCTTAATCATTACGCGATACTTCGTAGCAAACGCAGGAGCTTCGTTGTTTATTGTAAGCAACAGCTTGTTTCCTGTGTCAGAGTTTTCTGGACCAATGTATACGGAGTTTTCTACAGACGTAAGCACCGTGCTCATGCGTCCATATCCGTCAACATAAGAGATACCAATCTCGTAGTCTCTGTCGCTTCGCATGGTCTTTACTGGCTCTCCAATAACATATTCTGTAGATAATTTGCTTTCTGGAACTACGTCAACGCCATAGTTCATGGTGATTGCTCCGCCAGCTATGTCTACAATATTGTAGAACTGTGTGTAGTTTCCATATACCAAACGACTTCCGATAAGCTCTTGAGCCTTCGCCTTCAACGGAACGTTATCGAACAAACGCGTTAGTTGGTTAGCAGGAAGAACGCTGTAGATTTTATTGTTTGAGAATGATCTAAATGTAGCTATGTTTCCAGAACGACTCACATAACTTATCTTGTTGTTCCAAATATCTTCTCTAGAAAAGCTATCAATAACATTTATGTTAAGTCCAGACGAGTCTCTGAATACAAGCTGTATCTCTTTTACAATGTCAGACCCGATGTCAAACGACACGTCAGCTGAGTTGTAGAAGTTAACCATAGACTTGTTTACGCCAGTCCCGTAGTCGTACTGAAAGTCTTTTGGAAAGAATGCAACCTCAGAGAATGGAGCCAACGAGCTATACTCGTTGTTCTGATACTTGTACCTGTAAGAGAAGTACAAGAACTTGTCGGTCATGTTGTTCGTGTCAGTCCCGTCAGTCTTCAACGCGATTGTAGGCGCTGTCAACGGTGGTTTTACGATAACATTGATCTCTTCTTCTGTAAAATTATTGTATGGGTAGTATGTTTTGGTATCAATTCTGCGTGGAGGATTGAGTCCGTCCGTCCAGAACAAAAGGTCACTGATGTAGTTTACACCGGTGATCAAGTACTGAGTGTTGAAGTTGAGAACATTCGCAGCACCGGCTCTTGCGTCCATCGCAATTATAGAGGTCAGTCCAGTTAGTTCGTTGTATGATGCAATAATGCTACCAGAGTTATACTTAACGAACCAAAAAATCAAGAACTCAGCGGGTACAGATATTGCACCAATAGTCTTTGCCCCGGTTAGAACTAGTGAGGAGTTACCAGAAAATGTCTTAGCAGCTGCGAGCAAGTCGCCCATCTTGGTGTTACCAAGTTCATTCGACAGAGCACCAACGTCTGACCCCTCGGACGTGCCGATGGTAACGTTCATTGCATCTCTGTACTGTCCATCTGGAACCAGGCGCTCGTCCAGGTCCTTGTTCATTATACCAGCTACTAGGCTTCTCTTTAACTCCATTACTTGATCCAGTTATCTTGGTTTCTCAATACCATTAAAATGCGTCCAGCGCTGATGTTGGACAATCGAATTTTAGCGTTTCTAAGCATCGCTGACTTCTCTTCTCTCGCACGTTTCACAACGTACTCTTGAACGCCAACCTTGTTGTTCAAAACAGCCCACTTGATGTAAGCGTAGATGAACTCCTCTGCAAGTTTGTTGACCTTCACGGCGTCATCGTCGCCATTCTCAAGACCATCAGAGATGTACTCAATAACGACCAATTTATTGCTCATGCCAGAACTGAAGTTGATAACTCCGGCAGACTTGTCAATTCTGAATGTTGGGTTGATGTTCGCAGCTTCTGCGTTTAGACCAAACCATCCGCCAAGGCTGTAGTTGAAGTACCAGTACCCATCTACGTTCCATCCCCAACGTCCATTGGCCCAGCCCTCTCCGTAGAAGACGTCGTATGGGTACCCTTGGATGCGCTTGATGTCAAGCTCTGAGGTTCCTGTAATTACGTTTCCAGATTGGTCGTACAACACGTTGTCGTTAGAGTCCTTCAAGTATGCCTGTGCGTAGTTGACAGTCGCGTTCTCATGCAACGTGTACAACACGCCCTCGACCTCCATAGAGATCCTAGCGTAGTTCACGTAGTCTGGAGGCAACACCAATGTCAAGTCGGCTCCAACGTTTAGCTCTAGAACTTTTATGTTTCTAGCCGCGTCGTAGTTCAGCTCTTGGATTGCACGCTTTGCATGAAAGAGTGCATTGTATCTGTTCAGCGTTCCGATCAGCTTGTCGTCGCCAACGTACATCAACATGAAGTTGTTGACGATGTCGGCCAAAGACACGTACTGATAGTCTCCGCTGTTATTTGGGTCAGAGTAGTATGCTTGGTTAGTTATGTATGCCATTAGCTTTGCTTAGTTTGTTCTGCGTTGTCTGATCCTGTGGCGAACTGCACTACTTCAGCTTCACGAATATTCACGCCTGCGTATGACAAGATCTTGAAAACTAAGTCGTTTTGTTCGCTTTGCGGAAGCTCAAAGTCTTGATAGTCAACAGCTGACTGGTTGAATATAGGCGAGCCTCCCACGACAGTATATGTCCACTTAGGATCAAGAGGGTAGCGAACATACATCGCGCTGACGCTACTTGTGATCGATGCCGGGTAAACCTTAATATCATCTCCTTTTTGGTAATATGCTGGATAGGCTGTGGTTGGTGCGGTGATGTTTGAACTCAGCAAGTTCATCACCTTGTTCTGGGCCACATATTCAATTTCTTTAGTGCCGAATAGTACAACATTAACGTAATACCAGTCAGCAGGAAGGGCAAACGATTGAGAAGGAGCATCGTATACCAGAGTAGATGACGTAGAGAATTCATCAATTGTTTCTGCAATGTTTTTTTGAATGTTGGCGTAGCCATCATTTGCCAGTCTGGCGTTTCTTTTATTTACCCAGTTGGTGTAGTCGTAAAAGTACTGCTCAAAGATTTCAAGCTGTGCTTGCTTGGCAAATAAGTTGAACTCCTCCGGCGTAATATAACCGTTGTTATCCTTATTGAGGATAGCCATAACAGTATTTCTTACGGTGTTTATCATGTCCTCACAAAGATAACAAAAAAAGGCCACCCCTTGCGAGATGGCCTTATTTCAAATAGTTTTAATGGTTACGCTACAGCAATTCCACTAACTGCGTATGGAAGGTTTGATACAGTGTACGCAACATTAGTCCAAGAAGTCTGCAAAGCAGCAACTACGGCGTTTTGAATTGCGTCACGCTCTGTTTCGTCTCCAGCGCCAGCAGTGGCATGTGTAAGTGTAACCACTTTGCCGCCACCATAAGTGACAGTAACGGTGGTTGTAGAGGCTTGTTCAATCAAAATGATTCCTGTAGCCTGAACTAGCTGATTTTGTTCGCTAGTAACTGGGATGCTTAAAAATTTCTCCATACAACAAATATACGAATAATTACGATAATTTATTCTTCACAACTTCAGCAACTGGCAATCCCTCTTCGCTTTCAAAGTATACGGTCAACGCAGACACTGCGTCATCTCCTGGCTGTAAGTTCATTAACTTTCGCTTATTTCCAGGAATGTTAAACCAGATCTCTCTGTTGTTGTTACGCAATGTAAACATTCCCGCGTCCAAAGCTCTTGACGCCATGGCTGTGTCTTGCAAGTCTGGATCTGCTACCATCTCTAAGAACTCTTTTGGATACTGTCTAGCGTACAATAAGATGTCTCTCTTGATTTCTGGTGTGGTCATTGTGTCAATAACGCCACCATACAATAATTGAGCGATAGACAACATGGTTTCTAACTCCAAGTTTCTGGCGGCAATCTGTGCGTCCAACTCAATATTGAGTTCTTCGATGTCCTTAGCAGCCTCTTTCTCTGTGTTAAGCTCTCTAAATACGTCTCCATTCAATGGGTGTAAGTCCATGAATTTACTAAGCATTGGATTGTTTGATGATACAATTAATACACCATCTTCAAAGATGATTGGTTCCAAAATCGCCTTGTCGTCCTGTTCATCCTCGAACACTGACTTTTGATTTCTAGAGTAACGAAGTGCTCGGTTTGCGGTTCCGTCAAAGTGCAACAAAGAAAAACGCTTGGTGTTTCTCGAAGGCAACGTGTAGCTCAATGGAGCTTTGTCTTTTGTAAGGATGAATACTCGATCCTTTAGCTGATTTGATTGTTTCATAATTTGATTTGATTTACGGTACAAATATAAACAAAAAGGGTGAGTACATTGTACCCACCCTTCTGTGATAATCTTGGTTAAGATTAAGCGGTCTTGAACAAGAAGAAGTTGTTCGCGCCCAATGTGCACAATGCACGCTCAGACAAGAAGTTAACTCTCATTGCATCCAAATCGCTAGTAGAAGCACCACCGGCAGAACCAGTAATCCAAGTCTTGTAGCGACGGTTCTCAGTTTCGCTAGCGCGGTAACGAACGTGCAAGAAAGGACGCTTAGCGTTCTTACCCAACACCATGTCGTAAACGCTAGTAGAACCAGCAGGAACCAACACACCATTAACTTCACCACCAACGATACCACCGCGCAAAGTTGCGTCGTTCAAGTATTTCCAGTCGGTTTTGTAGAAGTCATAGCCACGCTTGAAGCCTTTGAAGCCCAAGTTCAATGCCATGTTCTCGTCGTTGTTGAACACACCGTAGCTAGTTCCGTTAACGCCGTAGCTGTTTTGGGTAGACAACATATCATCGATGTCGAAACCGAAGTTACGGTTAACGAACAACATGTTCTCTTGGATAGAACCTTGCTTGTCCAAACGCTGAATGATTGCGTCGAAGTCAGCCAAGGTGCTTGGGTTACCACCACCCCAAACGTTTCCACGCTGTTCGATAGTGTAGAACAAACCGTCGGTACCCTTGTTTCCTACGTCACCGGTAGCTGCGATAGCGCCAGAAGCGGTTTCAGCAGGAACACCTTCGATCATAGCCATTTCCAAGTAGTCCTCGAAACGCAAACGAGTTTCGTGCTCAGACTTGATGTACCACAAGTAGCCAGTTGCACCATTCTCAGTAGTAACTTCTACCCATCCGATCTGAGCCATGTCAGAACCAGATACTTCGTAGTTGTCCTTAATGATGATAGGGCTGTTGTCAAAGATTGAATCTTCAGCCTCCAAAGAGCCAGCCATTCCATTGCTGCCCTTTTTAAACTCAGAACCGTAAACAAATGCAGTAGAAGTAGTTGATACAGGAATAGTTTGACCACCAGCAGCGTAGTAAGCTACAGTGAAAGTCAATCCAGATACTGCGGTGATGATAGCTTTATCGCTTTGGGTACCACCAGCATTGCGAGACAAGAACACAGTCTGACCTACGCGGAAGTTACAGGCAGTAATGCCTGAGTCAGCAACTGTCCAAGTAGCGGTGTCAGAAGCAGCAGCAGCAGCAGAAGTACAGCTTACATACTTGGTATGCAAACGACCTTGCTCTGCCCACTTAATCAAGTCAGAGTTAGAAGGCATCTCAGCACCTACTTGGCGCAAGAAAGATGCGATAGAGCGATTACCGTAACGCTCGAATTCCTTCTCGTAAGTATCAGGAAGATACTGATTCAAGAAATCGAAGTTGGTAATGTAATTTGAAGGCAAAGTTGCCTTAACGGATGAGGGGGTTATAGCAAACCCGGGACTCACTTGAACTGATCCAGCCATAGTTTTGTTTTTTTAGTTTTTTGTTATCTGTTACTCATTTTTATCTTGAGCCCACTTCCGTGGTCAGAGTCCAAAGCAACAACTTTGAAACCAGTTGTAGGCGTGAGCTGTGGTGCCGACCGAACGTCCATTTGGATATTCTTTGACTCCTTCGCTACACTGTCTACTGCTGCGGCTCTGCCTTGCTCATAAAAGTGCTTGGCAAAACTGTCTGGGTTCATCGCTACTGCGATAGCTCTGTGGTATGCAGCTGGGTCTTTAATGAATCCTTTCTCGTCTAAGAAAGAACCAATAAACTTGCTTACGTCAGATTGAGCCTTCTTCAGTTGTTCTGGACTGCTAGGTTTAAACGAGAGAGACTTGTCGTCGATCTTAAATTCAAAACCTTTGAACTGATCGCTGAAAAGCTCGTCTGTCTTCTTAGCAAAGAACTCTGAGCGCTCTAACTGAGCCTTCTGCACTTCCTCGGATTCTTGAGCATATCTTTTGAAGTCCTCGTACATACTTTTCTCTTCGTCAGAAACTAAGCCACCCCTTGACTCAACGGGTACCTTGTACTGTTCCTTCAGTTTGTTGAAGTAGTCTTTGGCCTTTGCAAGATCTTTTTTCATTGCTAGCTTCTTCTTCTTAACGTCTTTTGGATCGTCAAGGTCTTCATCAAAGTCGTACCGAGTCTCGATTTCGTACTTTACGTCTTCGTCGTCATACTCTGGATTCTCCTGTTTGATGAATTCAGCTAGCAGTTGATTTGCAGGAACATCATCGTAGTTCTTATTCAACTGAATAAAATCTTCGATTCCTCGTCCGGTCTCTTTCTTGTATTTCAAGAACGCAGACACGTCTTCTGGTAGTTCCTCCGCCTCTTTTCTCGCCTCGAACAAATCGTCAACTGAGTTGATTTCTTTGTTGTACCGATTCTTTAAATATGTAAGAACGTCTGTATCTTCTAGCTCCTTGGCTTGCGCCTCGGTACTTTCGATCTTTTCTGTTGTCCCGTCAGCTGCCACTACTGTGGTCTCTACCGGGGCTTCTTCAGAAGACAAGCCATGCTTCTCTTCGTGCTCTTTCAGAAGTTGTGCTTCGATTTCTTGAACAGATTTCTGTTCCTCGAAGGCTACTTCCTTTACTTTGAATTCATTTTCCATATAAGATTTGATTTTACGTCACAAATTTACGAATAAATGTGACACGCTATTTTGGCTCAAATGACGCTAGGTCAAAGCCATCAAGGGTGTCCTCATTCGACTCGAAATCGACCGGTGGCAAGTTGTTTTTTCTTTGCTCGATCAATTTTGATTGCTGTGTATTCTGAATAGAAATCCGCTTGTCTTTAGCTTCTTCTTTCATTTTTTCTTTGTCGTTAATCATACTAGCGTCAACGCCCTTCAACTGCATGTTCATCTGGAACTCTTGCTGCATTAATTGCAACTTAATTTGAGCTTCCTGTTGCATTGTCTGAACTGAGAACATAGACTCTGCCTCCTTGATTCGGATCTTAGACTGTGTCTCTGCTTCGATCTGTGCCATCTTGGCCTCGGCTGCTGCCTGTGTAGCTGCGATGTTAGACTGAGACTGGAACTGAGACATCATCTGTTGTTTCTCCATGTCCTTCTTCTCCTTGTCCTTGCGCTTAACCTTCAACAACTGATTGGCAACCTTCAAGTTCTTGATCTCACGGATGTCGATCGCGTCCTCGAGGGCTATCTGGTCACGGCTCAATGCCATCTGGATGTTAGCCTCAAGCTGTTGCTTCTCCTCCTCGTCAGGTGAAACCTCGATGAAGATACCAAAGTCGTGCAGATAGAGGTCCTTGATGCTGTCTAGGATCTGGATGTTATACTTACCGATCTGGTTGGCAAACTCCTCTCGGAACTCAGCGTACTCCAAGATGTCAGACACGCGGCAAGACAAAGCTTCAGACAACCTGCGTGTGATGAAGATACCACCGTCAAGAATGTGACGAGTTGCAGTATTTGAGTTAGCGGCTGCCAGCTTCTGTACGCCCACCAAAGCATCGGCGCTAGGCATAGACCCGTCGCGTGCTTCGTTAAGCCCTGTAACGTCGCGTAGCATTCCCATGTACTGGTTGTATGCTGCGATCAGGCTAGAGATTTTACCCTGTGCTGCACTGTGGTTCAGCTCCTGGATTGGAACACGTGCGTTGTTGAACTCACCGTCCTGTGTATAGCTACGTCCGATTACGCTACCCGTTTGGAAGTACATGCGTAGTGCGTCCTCTGGATTGTAAGCGGCTCCGTTACCAAGGTCAACCTCGTTCAGTCCGTCGGCGTCAATAAACACACCGTCTGGTACCATCTTGGTCAACACCTGTTGCAACTTAAGGTGAGTCATCTGGATCAAGTCAGCGAATGCTGTCATCCTGCGGCCCAAAGACTCGATGGCTCCCTTGTACATACGAGGGGCAACCATCACGTAGTTTGAGTACGCATACTGTGACGCAGACTTGGGGCGTGCCATGTTCTTGGACAGCTCCCACTTGATCAACTTGTTTGAGCCAAGTATCAAGATACCCTCGTACCAAACGTCAATACGCTTTTCGATACGCTCGAATCTTTCCTCTTGGTCTGTTGGAGGGTTGAAGCTCTCGTCCTTACGGATGATACGCTCTCCACCGCTCTCCAAGAACTTCTTCTTGTATACGAAGGTCTTGTCAGTTTTGTAGTTAAAGTACAACAGGGTTACAACGTCCTTGTCGAACAAGTCGTTCCTGTATGTACGCATGATGCCATAGTAGTCCCACCAAGCAGATCCAAGCTGTGAGGCTTCTTCTAGCTCTGCCTTTGTGATGTCTGGCTTGATCTTGATCAGCTCAGTGATCGGAACCTGCTTTACCTCTCCCCAGTAGAATACGTCGTCGAAATAGGGTGACTCGGTGTAACTGTATACCAAGTTGGCGGGGTCGACATATTCAACCTTAACTCCGGCGCCAGGTAGAAATGAGTGCTTCGCACCACCGATACCCAAAGTGGCAAGGTCGTAATCGATACGTTTTTTAGTGTCTGCATAGTTGTTCTGTTCAAGTAGGGTATTGATTGCTTGCTCTTCTGCAATCTCGATGCTTGGCTTATACTTCAACTGCATGTAAAGCTGCAACTCCTCATCGTTTGATGGAAGCTCCTCTACATTTGTGTTGAACGCGTCTACGCCAAACTGTTCCTTTGTCTGTAGCAAGAAATCCTTAGCGACCATGTCGCCTTCGATCATGTCTTGGAACTGGTTACGCTGATCTGCCGCTAGTGCATCTTGCGCTACGGCCTTTACTGAAAAGTTTCTATCAGCCATTCCATTAACAACAATGTCAATGAACTTAGGCATGATAGGTACCGGTGTCCAAGAAAGGTTTAAATACGATAGGTCTCCATCGAATGACATCTCCTTTTTGTACTTCTCAACGGACTGCTCTCCGCGTGCATACAGGCGCAAACGGTGGAACTCCACCCACTGGTTATAGAACCTGCACGAGCCTGCATCTTTTCGGAACCACTCCGACTGCACCGCTAAACCAACCTGTAGACCGAACTCTTTAGACGCCTTCTCAGCGTCCGTGGCCAACTGGCTTGGGAAGGTAGTTGCATTGATTATTATTTTTGGATCTGTCATTATTTTCTTAACTCGCTGTGAAAGCCTTTGTTATCGTATTGTGCAAATTTAAGGCTTATTTTTGACTTCTTTACCTCGGGTACATATAAATGTCGCTGCGTTGCCATAATGGCAAGGCCAGAGCTGATAGATGCGTCATGCTTTGTACGATTGTTGATGTCAAACCGTGCCCAGTCCTCTAAAGTTCTCGTGAACGGCATGGTGCCTATCTCGTCTGTCGGCCTGTACGTGCCCTCCATGTCGATGCCAACGTGCTGCTCGATGTACGTCTCGATCGCAGCCGCGTGGGCCTGCTTTACGTCCTCTGATGAGTTCGGTATTCCACCAAGCTCAAGCTCGGTCTTTGACAATTTGGCGATTGCCTTGTCTGGCCTATTCATCGCAAATGAACGATATCCCCTGTTCTTGAAGTGATACAGCAGTCGTGGCTTGTTGTTCTCCACAAGAATCGGCATGCCATAAAAGAAGCAGGCCATCAGTACGTCCTCAAAGAATATCTCCGCCGTCTGTGGACGCGCGATATACTCAAGGAAGAACTCGTTTACCGGCCCCTCGTCCATGTGGAACTTGGTCAGCCCGTGTAGCGATCCGTTAGAACCACCACCGCCAACGGCACCAGAGATGTCGTATGGGTCACACCCGAAGCAGCCCATGTGCTCGTTGCCCGGCTTGAACCTACCACCTGTCTTTAATACCTTGTTACGCTTGTTGTGCTCCGGCATCCATGACACCAAGAAGCGCCCCTTTCGGTCTGGAGTCCACACCACCTCAGAGTCTTTGATCCCATCTTTCCAGTGGAACGATCCGCGTGTGATGGACTGAATCTGCACCATCGTGTCGTTGTAGTCGATCTGCTGATAGATCTTGGTCAGGTTGAACAGAGAAGACTTGCTCTCGTCACGGAACGCGTGCGACTCCGTGCGTGGGAACTGACGATAGAATTCGTTCAGTGCGTCCGCGTCGCTCTTCAGCGCTGCAACTTCGTTCTCCCAGTACTCAACAACGCTCTGCGTGATCCAGCTGCCGTCGATACTCTTAACCGGATTCTCTGGCTTCTCAAGGACCGGCCAGCCATGCTCGTCGATAAATCCTTCAAAGTTCCACTCCATCGGAATGAACAGCGAGTACAGGCCGCTCTTGGTCTGTCCGTTACTGCTTCGCTTTCTTGGGTCTGAGTCGTAGTAGATGTCCTTGAACCCCGATCCACCCTTGTCGAGTGCGTTCGAGGTAGAGCCCATCATACACTTTCCGATGATCCGCGAACCAAGACGTAGACATGTCTTTGTTACACGCCAGTTGTTCTCAATGTTATTTGGTGCAAGCCATTTACCGCTCTCGTCATGAACTAGTAGCTTCAACTTCTCACCATCATAGCTGTTGTCAGCCGTGTTCTTCCAGTCAATAGAAGTGTCAAGTCCCTCGATCTCCTCCTCATTCTTGTCCATGTTCTTCCGCGTGATCTTAGACGCAGGCACACGGTATCCAAGCTCAGTCTTTGGCTTGTCCATACCGTCCTGCACCGGCTTGAAGAAGAACGGGTAGTTGTTGGAGATGGGCACAACCTTGTCCGTGAACATGATCTTGGCATCGTTACCGGTCTTTGACAGGATACCAAGACGTGCGTTCTTGTTGATCGTCGCCGTATTTACCAGCTCAGACGAGCTCATAAACGAGAATCCAGAACGACGGTTCTTGAGGTAGCACATGCCAAAGCATCGCGTGTCTGCCTTGCACGCCTCCCAGAAGATGAAAAAAATCCGGTTAGACTCACGGAACTCTGGAAGACCAATGTCAATCTTGGTCCACTGCAAGTACATGTAGTGGGTTCCGGTGATGTAGGTCTTCTGCTTGTTGTTCATGAACCAGAACCCGTTGTCCCTTCTGTCGAACTCGGTCTCGATGTAGTCGATCCACTTGGTCTTAAACTCGTTGTCGTACTTGTTCCAGTCGAAGATGGTCTTGATCTTTGCAAGGTCCTTTGGATACTCCTGCGGCTGCCACTTGGCGCCACGGTTCTGTATGTCCTTCGGCATCGGTAGTGCGATACGAAGTCCGTTGATCTCGTATACCGGCCCGATGGTTCCGTCTTTCGAGATGACCACAAAGTCGTGCTTCGGGTCCCACCCGTATTCCCAAGACTTATCCTTGTTCTTCTTGATGAGAACCTCTGGCCTTACAACGTCCTTGAGGACTTGGTACAGCTTGGTCATTTAGAGAACCTTTCCGCAAAGCCCTTCTTAGTCTCAACAGCGTCGGGAGTCTTTTTGGCCTCCGGTGCGTCGAGCATGTTCCTCTCCTCCTGGATCCGCTTGAGGATGTCAAACGCGTCCATAATGGCAAGCTTCTTTGTCGCCGCAGCGTTCTTTAACTTGTCGGCAGACAGGTCTGTCTCTGCTCCACCGTTAAGGATCGGCTCTTTAGCCACCAGTATCAGCTCTACGATGGCCTTCTCCGCGGCAGCGATGATCTTCTCTTTGAACTCTCTCTCGGTCGTCATAACGCTACACAGATATTTTTGCTCATCATGCGGTACAGTTTCTCTCCGTCGACCTTGAACTCGTACTCGCTTTCGGGTTGAAAGCTGATCAAGTCGCCGTCTTTGAGGCCCTTTGAGTAAAGGTACTCATTTCCGTACTTAAGAATTCCTAACAATGGCTTCTCTAGGTCCGTAGACATGATTACGCCCTCGTCGTAGTTATCTACAGGCTTGACCATGCAGTACGGGTGCGGGGCTTTCCACTGTCCGTCGTGCTTGTACAAAAAGTACTGGTCGTCCTCTATTAAGAATGTTTTGTCTCTGAAGTGTGATGGCCCGTAGACTTCTTTCCCACGGATGTCGAAGTACTTTCTAAACACGTTGTGGTGTACCATCAGTGTGTCACCAGGGGTGATCTCCCCGGTGTATAAAATTGGAGTGGCGATGACCGTAGCGAATCTGTTCGTTACTGTGTGGTCCTCCTTCGATGCGCTCAGTATGAGCCCGATTTCATTTGTGTTGTCGTAAAGCTTGTCGCCAACAGGCTCTACTACAAAGCAGAGCGGTGATTTCATTTTATTTAAAAGTCTATGTCGTATTCGATTGACACCGGCATGTTGCTATTGAACGACTTCCACAGCAACACGCCAGAGTTGTTCTTAATCCAAATCTCAATGAATCCTGTGTCACGCATGATAATCAAGTCGATGGTGTACTCACCACGCAGCACGTCCTGTCCATGAAGGTAGTTCATGGCATTCTTGTAGTCTGCTCCAACCGATATCTTGCGTATAATCATAATGCAACCCAGCCAGTAGACTTGTACTGGTACGTGCCCTCGGTTGCGTCTGTTTGGTAAACCAACTGACCCAATACTGGTGACACAATAGCAAGTCTCTGTGCTTGTGTAACTTTAGGAGCTCCGGCCCCAAAAGTATAAACAGCAACTGCGTCAACAGTTGTGTTATTTGTCGCACCGCCGGCAGGGGTGTTAGACATCAACAGCTTCTCGGTTCCCACCAAGGCTGTGTCGAGTGTGTAGTTATTTATGTTAGGCATTTTTTATTTCTCCTGTGCTTAGGTCGATCGTCACGTTACCGTACTTCTCGAACAGCTCTGCTTGGAACTTTGAAAGCTCCTCAGCGGCTATTTCGATCTCGAACAGTGAGCTCTGTTTCTTGGTTTTTAGTCTTGACAAAGATACTTCAATGTCAGAAATTTCTTCTTTGATGTTCTTAAGCTTGATGCTGAGAGACTTCAAGTTTTCCAATTCGTTTAATTCTAGTGTATTCATTTGCTTACAAATCTAATGATAATAATTAATAAAAGCAATACCAGCGCTGCCCAAATTGCAGTCTGCACATCTGTCATACCAGCCTTTACAACTTTTGGTGGCAGCTGGAAAGGAATTTTTGTAGTGATACGCACAGTGTCTGACTTGCACTTGGTGTAAACTTTGATTACGTTGTCCTTGCGAATAACCTGTGTGTAAACAAAGCTGTCCTCAATGGTAACCGTGTCGTAGCAGGTTGTCACAAAGCTGTCGTAAAGAACTCGCTCCTTTGTGGTGATTACGGTGTCATGGACTAAGACAGTGTCCCTACTCAAGAGTAGGGATGGGTCTTTTTTGATTGCACGCTTGATGTGCCAGTTCGCACTGCAAGATGTGAGTAACAATATGGCAACAGCGTACTTGAACATTACTTTTTCATTTTGGCGTACATCATCTTCTCTTTGGCCTCAACTTTTTTGCCTTCTTTTTTTTCGTGCTTCATTTCGGCCTTCTTAGAGGTGTACTTTTCCATTCCGCCGTATTCAGATACGGTCTTTTTTATAGGTTTTTTCATAGTTTTAACATTTCCAGCGTCTACGTGCCTGTCTGAGGCGTGAATTTGGATCTGCAGCAGCCTTTGGAAAGTCTGCCATCTGCCCTGCACTGCGAGCACAGAATGACTTACGACGCTTTGCGTCAGCGCTTCCAGCCTTTACCTTGCCGGTTACCGCCGTCTTTAACTTAGATCCTGGATTGGCCTTGCGATATGCAGCGACCCCCTTCTCGGTCATGCCGGCGCCCTTCTTCGTTGGAAGATAGTTAGCACCCTTTCCGGTGGTCGTCTTTGGTATTGGCTTATCCTTCGGCATTTCCCTTACCACTAAACTTATCGATAGACGTGAACCCGAGCGTGAGAATAGTCACCCACTCTACAGCGGCTACCAGCTCAGCGCTTGGAGCGATGTCTTGTGGGCTCATTGAGTTGTGGGCCATTGTTCCGAACAATACGAAGGCACCGATAATGCCAACGAAACGCTTGCTAGAAAGTTGACCGTTGTCTCCCTTGAAAATCTCAAGTATCTTTTTCATAACGCAAATTTACTTAATTAATTTTAAAGGCATTGAAGAATGTCCAGTTACCCATAGGCTCGCCAAATATAAACTCTCCACTTGTACTAGATGTAAATCCTGAAAACTCCAAATAGTCAATAGCTCCGTTCATGTATACAATTGCGTTTGTTGTTTGAGTAAGACCTGTATTGGTTGGCAATAGGTCTTGCGCAATCGCTACTGTGCTTGTGTTCTTTAGAATTTGAATATTTATCTGGTTACCCAATGTACCAATATCCCACTTTACCTGTAGTACAACATAGTAATATCCTGGTACTGTAGGTGTCCATCTTTTAGATGTAGAGTTCCACCATCCATTTGGATCTTCTTTAGCAGTAAATCCAATTATTTCAGTACCATTTGTTGATACGTTTGTTGAAACCGTCAACCCACAATTAGTAAGCGCTGTCCCTCCGCCTCCACCACTAGAAGCAGCAGTAATTCTACCCTTTGCATCTACTGTTATGTTAGCATTTGTGTAAGACCCAGGGGTTACAGCTGTATTTGCTAGTGTAGCAGTTATAGCAGTCGCTCCTGAACCCGTAACATCACCGCTTAATGTAATTGTTTGGTTTCCACTAGCTGGAGTGTATCCAAGAGCTGTAGTGACGTCAGAGCCACTCAAGGTAACAGCACCGGTCCTCGTATTGAAACTAGTAACTAAGTTTGATGTGCTTAGCCCTAAAGTAACATGACCAGTTCCAGAGTCTACACCAGTACTGCTAATAGTCAAAGGACTATTAGCAGATACTCTAGTGATTAAAGATTCTCCAGAGACAGTTGTATTTATGTCACTTCTAAATACCGTCGAGTTTTCAATAAGAGTACCGGTGATCTGTGTTCTTGCCATTATGGTTTGATATAAGAGATTCTAATTTTGTCTGTAGAAGTTGGTACAAATAGGAAGTTAATTGTAAATGGGCTAGCCAAAGTTACAATATAATCATTTCCCGCTCCTGGCTCCATCAACAATCCATTAAAATAAACTTGCTCAGTTCCGGGTATACATGCTCCAGTTACAGAGAATGTTGTGTTTACACCGTTTGGCAATGGCAATGGAGTTTCTCTTGTTACAATATTTGCGATATTTATTGTTCCAGAAGGAAGATCAGCAGTAGTCAAACTTGCTCCAACAGTAGCTCTACCCTTAGCGTCTACAGTGATCTTGGTATAAGTACCGGCAGTAACACCACTATTTGCCAATGTAAGAGCCAGAGATGTAGTTCCTGATCCTGTAGCGTCGCCACTTACAGTAATTGTTTGGTTACCAGTGATGAAGTTTGGAGTCCAGTTTACCCACTTGTTCGTTCCACCACCACTGTAACGTAGCAATTGTCCATCGGCAGGAGAAGAAAGAGTAACATCACTCAATCCGCTCAAAGAACTAATCAAGTTAATTGCTGTGTTTGTCACACCAGTTACACGACCCTTAGCGTCTACGGTAAATGCAGGAACTTGTGTTGCACTACCATATGTACCCGCTGTTACACCAGAGTTAGCAAGTGTTACTGAAATACCAGTAGCACCACTACCTGTAACGTCACCACTCAACGTAATGTTTTGGTTACCGGTCAAGTATGTACTAGTGTCAAGAGACCAAGTGTTTGCGGCATTTTTCTTTAAGAAACCGGATGTTCCACTCAAGGCAGCAATCGCGCCTAAGTCAGGGTCGTATGCTTGAACGTCTGTTCCGATTACAACGCCCAATACAGACCTACCAGCCGTTGAGTCAGCAGCTCCCATCACTCCTCTACCAAAGGCAGTCAATGGAGCAATCTGTGCTGTGTCTACACCAGTGAAATAGATCATGGTGTCGGCAGCGGTGATTGTAGATGCCACTGCTGTTAGCGTAGCGTCTAGTGGCTGCTTTGTGTTTAACTGAGTTTGAATAGACGATGTAACTCCGCTCAAGTGTCCAACCTCAGTAGCGGTTACCGCACTTACAGTTACCTTACCACTTGCATCTGATAACAAGGCTCTGCTTGCTGTCAAGTTTGAGCTTACAATAGATGATGCACCACCAGAGATAGCAGCTTGAGCACGAGCATTGGTAAAGAATAGGTTTGTAGTACCTTCTACCAAGTTATCTGTTGTACCAGCCGTCGCAGTTGTGATACGACCATAGTTGTCTACGGTGAATCTGTTGTATGTTCCAGCTACTACGCCAGTAGTTGCTAAGTCGATGTCGTCTGCGTTTACAACAATACGAGAAGCTGATGCAGTTCCTACGTTAAAGGTAAGTCCAGACTTAGTCAAACCATTACCAGCTTGGTAATCGGCTGCACCTGAGAACTGGTTGAATACAATTGCTGTTGTACCAATTGTAATTGGGCCAGGTGTACTCTGAGTCCAACCTGTAGCCTGCAAAGTTGATCCAAGTGTTACAAAGTAAAATGCGTTAACAAGTTCAACTCCAGTGTCTGAGTCTGAAGACCTAGACCAAGCCCCTGCTGACACATCGTACACACCGTTCTCTGTTGTGTTTGTCTGGTTTTTAACCAGTACACGATTTCCTGCGCTCAAAGAAACACCGTCAATGGTCTGTATACCACTCAATGTTATGTTTGCAGTTGTCGCCACTTGTACAGCAGTCTTAACGCTCAAACCTTGAGCGATAGAGTCTACATATTGTTTATTTGCAGCATCTGTAGCCGATACAGGATCAGCGACGTTTGTTGCTTTATTTCCACCGAAAGACTGGTTAGCAGTAAAGGATACTGATCCATCTTTCTTTACAAAATTTGCACCATCGGCAAGCTTTGAGCTAGCGATGGCAGCAGATGCGTCGATATCGGCATTGACAATGTCGAGGGAGTCGATCTGGGATTTTTTTATCTTAGTTATAGCCATGGTTATGTTTGGTACTCTATTATCAACTGATCAGTTGGCGCGGGAGGAAGTGACATACTTACTTGAACTGTACCCGCCTCAACGTAATCGTATCCTACACCCCTTGTCAAACGCTGTCCATTTAAGTATACTCTAGTTGTATTTGGCAAGAAGGATTGACTTGTGTTATAGTTTGTGTTTGAGTTATTTTTTATTCCTACAATATTGTAGTCGTAGTCTATTTTAAATACAGACCCAATACTTGACGCTGGTACGCTTACCCATTTAGACGTAGCTGAATTCCACTGTAAAAGATCTCCGTTATTAGGAGCTGGAGCGTCAACGTCATGTAGTTCGTTTAGCTCATCCACTCCATCGTCTATCTTTACAAATATCTTACCATTGTTTATGTGTGAATACGTCACGTATCCAATCTGGATTGGATGTGTTGTTGGTTGTATATTCGTTAACCGTCCGGCGGTAGTCTCTGACAGCCATAAAGTATCACCATCTGACCAAGACTCTCCCTGTAGCGATCCGGTAGTATTGATGTCTCTAACAATACCAAATGCAGTAATAAACCCGTCTTGGTTGTTGTTTATATTCTCAGTTACAAGACCTAAAATTCCAGTATGGTTGAACTTCGTGTTTGCCTGTGCTAGTTTTACTGCGAGTCTCTGTCCCTGTGCTCCACCCTCGCTTATGTTTCGGACCCTAACAACATTGTATTGAGACTCGAGTAGATTAGCCCCTGTCTTGTTAACTACACGTACTACCTCTTCTTGTCCAATCTGAAGTGTAACGTTGTTTCCTTTTAGTCTTAAGTCAGACGTACCATCAGCATCGTTCCATGCAAACATCCCAGTCGTTAATACTGGCGTTGCGGACGTGTCAAGCAATAAGTAGTCTGACGTGACACCACCTACGTTTATCGTATTGGTGGTTGTATTACCAGCTGTAGTTACTTGATCCAGCGTCCCAACACTACTACCACCCGTTGCGTTTACTGTAACGGTACCCGTTCCGTCTACTGGTGAGATAGTAATGTTTGTTCCGGCGACTATTTTATTTACTGTTGCTGCATTTACACGCCTTAGTATATAATCTATCGACTTTCTTACGTCTTGTAAATATTCAGAGTATTTGGTTGGCGGCCTAAACATTAGTACAAAGATAGCTAACCTTTAGGTTAGTTCATTTCTTCGTCGACTTTCCGTTGCTGCCCTGTCTCGCTCTGTTCTTAGACTTGTGCTCAAGGACCATCTTGCCGTCCTTTGTGTGGCTGAGGTCCATGGACTTACGCTTGCCGTAGATGCCACGCTCACGAGCTTCAGCATTAAGCTCAGCGCGATACTTATTGCGTGCTGGGGTAGACTGGTACGCCTTCTCCTTGGAGTAGTCCCTTCCGGTAGCCTTGTTGCTGCCCGGTCTAGTGTTTTTTCCTGTAATCTTTGCCATCTAAGTACTCTCCTATAACGTATGAAATGCCTATTGTAAAGGTAACGAACAACGTCCCAAACAAGAAGCCCTCCATCATTTCTTTTTTACACTAGAGACGCGTGACCCCATCCCCACTCTTGACTTTTCAGCCTTCTTTTCCGACAGCTTCGAGCTGCTCATCTCTGACTTTGTGACCGGTGTTTTTGACGACACGCGCTTTGACGGGCGGCAGTACTCGTTCTTTCCGCCTGCACCACAAGCTTTACCGCTCTTGGTGTCTACCCACTTCTCCGCTCCCCAACGCTTTAGGTCTGATCCGGCCTTCGTCTTCTTGACATTGCCAGATGCCTTTCTACACTTAGCAATGGCCTGTGACGCCCTCGCTGAAGGGAACACGTCGTACTGTGCCTTTACCTTGGTGTAGCAAGCGTCTTTCATCGTCCTTGACCCTTGTATTTCTTGACGTAGTTCTTTGAGGTCTTCATTGAAGAGCTCTTCTTCTTAGATACAACGCCGGGGCGCTTAATCGATGCCTTTGGCTTCCACTTGGTAGCCTCTGATTTTATTTTTGCTGCCATAGGTACATTCTAAAATAGTCAAAGTCATCTTTGCCGCCCTCTTCAATATAGTTGAGGTAAGCGTCATATGCTGGACCGGTCATCGGAACTTCTACGGTTGTCGTGTCTATACCGTTAGCGATCATCTTAGCCGCAAACATCTCAGATTTTTGCTCAGCTGCAACTACGGCCTCCTTCAGATCTGCCTTTTCCTGCTGCTTTTGTGCAACAAGTGCTGCACTTTTAGACTGTGCCATCTGTGTAACTTGAGATGCCATCTGCAGGTTGCTCTTGATCTTGGCCATCATCATCTCGATTTCGTCTACTGGCGGCATTGAAAGAGCTCTTACGGGGAATGCTATTTCTATAGAAATAACAATCGCAAATAAGGCGATTAGAACGTACTTCATAGCTTTTTGACGGTATTTATAATCCTAAGCTCTGTTATTGCAGCAGAGAGCGCAGAATCGCTTCTCTTGAGGGCATACGCCATCTTGTCGATCTTCACTTCCATGGCGTCGATCTTTTTGTTGGCCTTCTCGATCTGCTCGGTATATCCTGAGCGAAGGTCCACGTACAAGTAACCAACAACAAGCAGCATGCAGAACGCTACAGCTGCGACTGGATTTTTCTGAAATTCGGCAAAACTTACTGGGAGTTTCATTTTTTAACTATTCCTTTCACGTAGTAGATGCAGGCGAGGACCCCGGAGATGCAACCTATAATACCGACGACCATTGAGATGATGGGCTGCCAGGCAGTGGCGAATGAGGCAACGGCAGCCGCGCCCGTGATTGTTGTGAGTGTATTAGCCGCTGAGTCCGTCTGCTGTATCATTTATCACAAAGATAACTAATTTGTCGGAGGGAATGGTGGTGCTGGTGGCAATTGGATTTCATCATACGGGACACACTTGGTCAAGTCTACCAGAGTACTCACTTCGGGATTGACGGTAAACCAATACGCCCCAAATTTATCAATGATGGGATTGCAATAATCCGATGCCCCCGCATTTGGGAAATTCAATAACTCACACGCTTGGGTGTCTAAACTCTCAAACTCCGCTTGGTTTGTGCAAGGATAAAAGCAAGGGTATAATTGTGACTCTTCCATTAGAATGCGTTGTTGTTAATTGAACGGATGTAATTGTACATTTCGGTTCTTTGTGTAGGTGTATCAATTGTTAAACCAGATATAACTGTACTTATAATGCAATTACCAAAAGGACCTGATGAATTATTAGACATTAAGCAACATTTAGTAGTAATTCTTGTGCCTGTTGAACCACTTACATTATTTGCATTATTTAAGTAAATATTAGAACTTACATTATTAAAATCTGCTTGTAAGTATTGTAATTTATATTCTAAATCTCCTATAAAATTTAAATCTGCACCATTAAATGCTATAAATCCATCTACATTTCCATATATAAGACCATTTGCACCGCCTCCATCAACATAATACGAGCCTCCTCCACTTGGTATATTAAAAGGATTTATAACTGCGTGTTGGCTGAAATATTGTTTACTTGTTAATGTACCACTTAAAATAGTATCATCCACCCCATCACCTTGAACTATCGTTCTATCAACCAAAACTCCCTTGTAACCCGTTGACGCAGTTCCCGTGTTAATTGTCCATACCTCGCCCGTTGTACTTGTCCATTGTGTTTGGCTTGTACTTGCGTTGTATGTTGCTGGGTTGAAATCTACTACGGGTGTGCCGCCTATTGAGTTGGCAATTGTTGCACGATAGATTTTGCCTTGAAAAGCACCGTTTGCGCCTAAGTTATCCCTTGCCCCAATTCTAACAACATCATTAGAAGCATTCATATTACCAGCTGTGCTTGTTTGTGTTGTGCCTAATTGAGTATAGGTAATTCCATCAGTTGAAGTATAAAAATTAACATCCCCAGTTGTAGCCGTTCTTGTGGCTCTTACCCAATGAATTGTCCCGTCTGCAGTTGGGTCTGTTGTGCTTGATTGAGCAAATATACCTGGATTACATACAAAAACTAAGCTACCGTTATTAAATCCAAGGTAGTAGCCGCCTGTTGCATCCCATTTAGACACTAAGTTTGATACTGCTGGGTTTGTACTTCTGTTTGTTTGGGCTCTTATATCAATATCGCCAGTAATCTGATTGGCTGCTGCATTTGGTGTACTTAAATAATTACCTTCAACCCCACTACCCCACCAATAGTTATCACTACTTGCTCCATTGTGAGCCAATAACAATGGTTGACTTGCTGCGGTTGTTTGAACTACATCACCCGAAGAACCCGCACAACTATACAATTTTTGCACGGCTTGTCCTAAGGTTGCACCCGCACCCGCTCCAAGTTTATACCCCAAGTAGTGAGCATCCACACCAACGCTTACTGCGGTTGTTATGTCGGAAGTCCCATAAATAGTTTTGACTGCATTGAAAAACGCATTCGTACCACTTACACCCGCTGGAACAACTCCACCGTCTGCAATCACTCGATTGTAGTGTGCTTGTGCTTGTGCGTCTATACTGACACGCCCTGCACCAATGGTATTGGATATCGAGATTGACAGCATCTTACCAGAGCGCTACGATGTTCGTTGCGGTTGTACCTATCGAGTAAACACGTGTTACGTTTACCGGAAAGAATGTACCGCCAAAAACGCCATTAAATGTAACGGTGTCACCACCAATTGTATCGACCTTTAGATTCCCAGATCCTCCAATGTACAAAACACAACCATTGTTGCTAGTTCCACCAGTAACAACCGGAATGTCTGTAGTGTCTGACGGCGTAACCGCAGAGGCACGACCAACCTGTAATTTAAAATTCATATTACAAAGATAAACAAAAATACCAGTCCTTGCGGTACTGGTATCTTGTTGAATTTTTGATGATACGCTTACTGTTCTTGTACTTCTACTAGTCCGTAGCAACCCTTTGCGATTGCGATGTGTAACGCCTCGGCGATTACTTGTTTAGCTGTATTTGTTGTTGAAACGATTAGATGGTTATTTGTTCCACATTGTCCGCATCATAGATGGCCACCAACGCATCGTAAACGGCGTTAACCAATAACGATTCTGCTGGGATGGTTTCGTAGGCCACAACCGACAATTCCAAGTTGGAAAATGTGGTGTTAAAATCTTCAATGCCTTGAATCGGGGCTTTGCCTTGTGCCAATGCTTCAACACTTGCAAAAACAAATGTTGCGATTTGGGCGGGGATTACTCCGTCTTTTTGGCTTTTGACATCGGCATAACCTTCAGCGATTACACATACTGAACCCGAAGGGATTGACAAGCCACTTGTTAGATTTACGCTTGTATTAATTTGTATTGCTTTCATATTTCAAATATAATTAAATTGATGTTATAGTTTCCCAAGCGGTTGTATAAACGCACAGTTTGTTTAGTGTAGTATCGTAAACCATAAGACCTGCGGCAGGTGTTGCTATTGCGTTCTTTTGCGTTGTGGTCATTCGGGGTGGGAGGAAGCCTTTGGTCGTTGAATCAACTTGTAACAACGCACTTGCTTGTGCCGTATATGTTCCCGTGTTGTTGATGTTCATTTGTCGACCTGGAATCATGTGCAAATCCGCAGTTGCACTATTCACCGCCGCAAATACTATTGAACTTGATTGATTGTTAATGTAAGTATTGCCGTTCCCAAATTGCAAAGTTCCAAACAATGTCGTGTTCAAATTATCTTGAACTTGCAACGCACTATTCCCCGCACTATTCTGCACCAAAAGCGATGTAGTGGCGGATGTTGCGCCACTGCCTTGAATCTGTAGTCGAGCGGTGGGGGCTGATTGTGCTCCAATAAAAATACCGTCGGGATAAATTCTACCTCCACCACTTCCGTTATAGTCAGCAAACTGCATTGTGTATGTTGATGCTCCTGAACCGCCATATAACAATATTCCAAATCCCGCTGCATTTGTATTTTGTAATTTTGCAAATAAATTTCCGCTTACATTTTGCGTAACTTCAAATGGTAGGGTAGGTGCATTCGTACCAATCCCCAACCTTTTATTGGTATCATCCCAAGTTGCACCAGTCGTTCCGCCTATCTGCAAGGAGTTAGTTGACAATGCAAGTACACTATCGTTGCCTAAACCATCGCTTAATGTTTTTAGCGTTGCAGACAGCGGAAGGTTATCCGCGAGCTTGATCAAGCTCGGGTACGTGTTCTGAGGGGTAGTATTAAATAGAGTTGATCCCATATTGCAAAGATAGTTATTAGTTATTACAGTTGTTCCAGAAAGTGTCCCAGTTCTCCCAAAGTATGTCAATGTTCTGCCACAGCTCTGTAGAGTAACAGATGGAAGCTTCTGATTGTCCCATGTCTACGGCCAATATATTAGAGGCAGTTGTGCCAGTAGCGAACACCTTGATTACCCACACTGGCATGAAAGACCCAGAGGGAACGCCCGCAAATGTCACGTCATCGCCACCAACGGTCAACACACGCACGTCGCCGCCAACGCCAACGTACAGGCACGTTGCCCTGTTGCTGGTGTTTAGGTTTTGCTGTAGTGTCTCCGTGTCTGACGGGTATACCAGCCTGCCGTGTGCATGCTGCTGCTGTAATATAGCCATAATGCAAAGATAAGGATATCACACGACATGTCGTGTGATCTACTCGTTCTCTTCTTTCTCCTTCTTCCCGTATGGTAACAGCTCATTGAGCTTCTCCTGCCTTGCGTCGCAGCCGCAATTCTCGCCGAAAAGGCTTTTTACTAACGCATGTATGCCCGTGGCCTGCGTGATCGCAGCAACCGTGTCTCCAAGTCCCTTGTGCTTGTTCATGTAACAAAATTAGTTTAAATTTGTTACAAATCAAACTAAATGGACAACAAAGAACTAGCACAGAAGCTAGCGTACATGCCGATCATATCGAAGTATGTACAACGTAAGTACGAAATTACAGCGGCGCAGATGAGCGTGCTGCTTTTCATCTACCACAAGCGGCTGTTCCCGCTACGCCAGTACTTCAACTACAAGTGCATGTTCAAGTGGGAGGCCAAGGCGTTCCACGAGATGCAGCGCCGTGGTTTTATGAAGATTGCAAAGGAGTCGTCCAAGAAACTGGGCGTTATCTACGCATCGACCCGCAAGACCGACAAGATCGTTGAGGAGTTCTTTGAGATGCTACGCGACGATGTCTACATCTCCACTGACCCGGAAGTGAACCCGCTATTTAAGCGGGAAGACTTCCAAGACAAAGTTTTTTCTAATTTTATGAAGGCAATCAATCGAGAACGAGAACGACGTCCCGCTCCTGGATTATATGATACGGACGATTCTGAATTCTAACGCCGTGACCGGCCCTACGGTCATAGTATATGACCGTAGCTTCGGTAATCGCTGCTATTACATCCTCACCAACATGAACACATGTGGCCTTCCCGTACCGCAGGTCGTTCTCGTCTGTTGATGTCATGATGAGCCCAGAGGAGGCTTTTGTCTCCTCTTTGATTGGCTCGATTACTATGTATTTTCCGATGGCTCTCATTTGGCTCTTGCGTTAGTGATGATACAGTTGGTGCTCATGATGGTCGTGGCGACGCTTACGGCGTTCTCTAAGGCACTCTTGGTGACCTTTAGAGGGTCTATGATACCCATCTCGATCATGTTGCCTACACGGGCCTCTTTTACGTCGTAGCCGTAGCCGAACTGTCCTTGATATCCCAAGGCGATGTCGCCCTTGATCTCGTTCGCGTCGTAGCCGCCGTTGGCCAAGATGGTATTGAACGGCTGCTGCATGGCATGCTTGAGGATGTTCTTTGCTGTCGAGCAGCCACACATCTCGCCCGCGATGTTCAGCAATGCCACACCGCCACCGGGCAGAATGCCTCCCTCCATGGCGGCCTTGGTCGCGTACACCGCGTCCTCGACCCTGTCCTTCTTCTCTTTCATCTCCACGTCGCTCTGTGCGCCGACGTAGATAACACCAACACCACCTGCAAGGTTCGCCAAACGCTCCTCTAGGTGCTTTTTCACGTACTCGTTGGTCGCTTCCTCCAATTTGGTGCGAATGGAGTCGACGCGTGTCGCTGTGTGTTGAGCAAAGCTATCGTCGGTGACGATAACAGTGCTGTCCTTAGCTACCACCACCTTGTTGGCGTGTCCTAGGTCAGCGAACGAGATAGTGAACAGGTTGTCGCCCGTCTCGTCAGAGATGTACTTGGCGCCGGTTGCTGCTGCAATGTCCTCCATGATCTCCGAGCGGTTGGCACCGAAGCTTGGTGGAACGATGGCGCAGACCTTGATCACGCCCTTCATCTTGTTTAAGTTTAGGCTGTTCAATGCGTTCTCCGCCAGCTCAGCGATGATCAGTATGCTCTTGCCCTGCTGCACGATCGGCGCAAGCAGGTGCTCGATGTTGTTCAGAGACGATATCTCCTGGTCAGAAACCAGTATGTAGCAGTCCTCGAGGATCGCTTCGTTCTTTTTCTGGTCCGTGATGAAGTATTTCGACATGTAGCCCCTGTTGAGCTTCATGCCAGACACCACCTCTGAATAAGTCGTCGCGTTATTAGACGCCTCAACCGTTACCACGCCGTCTTTTGACACCATGGTGTACGCGTCAGCGATGATCTGCCCCAGCTCTGGGTCGTTATTTGCCGAGATGGTGGCCACAGACGCAAGCGACTCGTCGGTTACCGGTATCGCCATCGCGTCCAGCGCCTGTCCAACGGCAACTGCAAGGTCTTTCACCTCTCTGAGAACCTTTGTTGGGTTGTCCTCGGGCTTGATGAACTGCTGGTATCCATGGATCAGGGCCTGCGTTAGCACTACAGACGTGGTTGTACCGTCACCGGCGGCTGTTGCGGTCCTCTCAGATGCCTCACGGACCATCTGCACGGCAAGATTCTGCGTCGGATCGTCCAACACGATGGACCTCGCGACGGTTACACCGTCTTTTGAAATGGCTAGGCCATGTGTGTGTTGGTCAGACTCGATCAATACGGTCTGGCCACGGGCTCCGAGGGTGGATTTTACGGCATCGGCGATGATATCAATGCCAGACACCAGCTTTGCACGGGCGTCAGCCCCAAATTCTACATTTTTTACAATCATATTTGATTTAATTTGATGCAAATATAACAAAAAAAGGGCCGTTAAGCCCTTTTCTGTCACATTGTCGTGAAAATTATTTCTTCTTGACCTTGATGCTGCTGGTAGGAACGGCCTTTACGAAGCTCTTGTTCTTGCCCTTTGGCTTCAAGTTCGGATCGCGTGTTACGTTATACGCAGCAACGCTGTCTTGGTACGACTTGGTGGGGGCAGTGGCCCTGTACACGTTCGTCATTGGCTTCTTTGGATTTTTCATTATGCAAATGTACTTATAAATCCCTACTCTCGATCAGCGTGTAGGTCCACTTCTCTCCCTTGTCCAACTGCACAATCTTCATAAACTCATCGAAGTCCTTGATCCGCTTAAACACTTGACATCCCTCAGACCAGTTCTCTACCACCGCCGAGTCGGCGCCCGCGTGGTGGATGTTGATGCCAAAGATTCCGGTGTCAACCTTGGTCTCATCGAAGACCATGTCCTTGTTCGCGTCCCTGTATACCTTCACCGGCCCGCATTGCTTCAATGCCTTGTACTTGCCCTGATGCAAACCAACAAAGTGTGATCCTGGGTACTGCCCCGGTACAACGCGTGCAACGCCACCCGCATTGTGGAACTGCTTCACAGCTTTCGCCCCCGGATCAGTAGTACACGCCCACTTGTGGAAACACCACAGGCCCTTGTCGTTCTTGTAGGATAAAGTCATCCAGTCGTCAAAGACGTTCGTTACTTTCTTGCCGGGACTGGAGTTCCGCACACCAATCACATTCATGTTGTACTCTCCATTGTCGAAGTACTTGTAACCAAGCTTGGCACAAGCAGCCATTACGTTTTCTCTAGTAATATCCATTGTGCAAATATAAGCCATGTGCACGAAAGAGCAAAATGACCTAAAGTTCATTTGTGTCGATTTTACTACCTCCTACTAGTAATATATATAAATATATATATTTATATTTTTTTTAAATCCTTAATCAACAAGAAAAAAACGACACAAATAGAATAATATATTAGAAATCAATGAGTTAGACCATGTCGCCTCCAGTGTCACTTTAAGTAGAATCGACACCTGTCCACGCAAAACCGACACTTATCCACAAAAAGCGACACATAATCAAGCCTCTTTTTGACTTATTTCGTAGCAGGTCTGTAAGAGCTGCGCTGACATTTGGCATGTAAAACAGAAAAGGCCCCGATGTCGGAGCCTTCTGTTGGGACCAGGTGGACTTACTTGCAGCTGCCTTTCACCTTCATGGTGAGTGGCATGTCTGTCATTTTCTTCGCCATTGACATGGCTTCCGCCATCATCATGGTCTTCTTTGCCTGCTTCATCATGGCTTTTTGCTCCGCCATTTTGGCGATGCCTGATGTCTGTGGAGGCATCGGATTGTTAAGTGGTTTCTTCATAATGCGAAGTTACCAAATAAATGTTATGCGGAATAAACCCAAGTTGATGTCCAGTTCCTGGTGCTCGCCAGGATAGTTGGACTGAAAGTACTCGACGCCGAATAGAAAGGCGGAGGGAAATAATAAGGAGATCTCGATACCCATGTAGCAAATGTAAGTATAAGTCGCCAGACTTATAAGTGCCAATTATAAACCTATAGGCTTATAATCGACCATATAGTTTATACCTGTAGGTATAATACCGGGGAGTACTAGATGTGTAGAGATTCTGGGTAACCCCCCCACAGCGCGCAGCGGGCCCCCGATCGGAAAGTGATCTTTTTCGACCCACCCCCCTCGGTTTTGCTCCGCCCGTCCCGTTTTTTTGGCGTTTTTGCTCCGCCCGTCCGCCCCGTGCTAGCGCTCCCGTTTTGGGCAGTCAGCACCCCGTCAACCCGCGGAAACGTTGGGAACGAGCAGAGTTTCCGTTAGACCTCGCCCGCACATCGCATTTGAAACAATACTAACGCATCACGATAGTATTCACGTAGTTATGCGAATTGTCATGGAAATGTAAGAAAATCAGAATCTACGAAAATAAATGTTGACATGTTTTGTGATGTCAACAATCGGTTGTATAATTGCATTCGAGTTCTGATTCATACTATGGTTTTCTGCCCCGAGGGGCTCGCCATAGCCAAGCCATTTCTTGACCCGACATTGCGCTCGGTTCTGCTTGGGAGTTCTTTGACATGATGAAACTAAATACGGGTTCGCTGATGGTCGGTCAGCGGTAAAGGTCTAGCGGTCTAGACTCACCAACATACATTGCATCCAAGTCAGCCTTCACGCCACGTCGATTCGAGGGGATGCAACCAACCTTAATACATAAAGACATGATAAACTACAACAAATTGATGAGCCACAACCCTACCTCCTACGGGGTAATGATGAACGACAAAGGACAGCAGATTGAGTTCTTCGAGCACCCAATATTGGGAGACGAGAGCGACATCATCTGCGCTTGCCATGAACTACAACTTGCCGACTACACGGGCTTCTACGAAACCGACGACATGATGGCTGAGCATGGAGAGTACCAACCATGGTTCAACGAGGACGGCCAGTTGCAGATGGGTGAACTTGGAAGCCCGAACGAATAAGGTTAACTGACGAGGATTCAATATCCGAAACGGGGCTCACGCCCCGTCTTAACCAACAACACAAAGACATGGAAACTGCAACACAATTTATCAAAGCCATCTCCAACATCGCATGGAGCGAGTACAACCGCAACACCGAGAGCAACGGAACTCTCAAATCGGAAGACGGGTTCAGCCTATCATTCACGAGCAAGTTCAACTTGGACGATAGAATGCCGAGCGTTCAAATCATCGCTCAAGTTCGGTACAAGGACGCATATGTGATGACATGGGGATTCACGGACGATGCGAGCCAAAGGGAGTTCATCACCTTGCTCAACCGAGCCAAGACTAGAATCTCGGAGAGACAAGAACGGGAGGACAATTGGAACGGGAAGATAGGACGCGAACTATTCAAATAGGTTAACTGACGAGTCTTCAGTAGACGAAACGGCTTTGAGCGGAGCGAAATGCCCAAAGCCGTATTAACCAAAACAACAAAGACATGAGCATTGAAACCGATTTGAAACAATTCATGGACATGAGCCATCACGCACTGAACCGCATCAAAGAACTAGAACACCGCTTGGCGATGGTCAAAGAAGACAGCGCTGAACTGCAGAGATTTATCACCGACAACGGCATGGGCGAGAGGTTTGAAAGACCAACCGACATGTGCGACGAGGCATGGTCACACTTCGCCAACATCGACATCGCATGCAACTTGAAAAGTAATGAATCATTGGATTGGAAACCATTTAACAAATAACGACATGAAGCAAATCAAAATTACACCGCAAATGTCCGATGATTTCAAGTCAAAGTACGAGTCATCCGACGAGCCAATTTTTAAAATCTCACAAAATGGAGAGGTAACTCACGGATGCCGTGCTATTGCAATGACGGATAAAGCGGTATTTATTTATGTATCCTCCTTCTTGTGTTGCTTTGGTTTTTGGATGCCAATTGATACATACAAAACCATGCATAACGGATACATCAAGCCAACAAAACGCCCGATTAATTTCAACAACACATTGTACACATATTAACTAAAAACATAGACATGAAACAACTTATCAAAATGCCCGAATTAAGGTACGCTTACATCATCTCAAGCGAAGACGACAGCATGTACGCTGTAGTAGAACACAACGAGACCCTCGCCCACATCGTCGAGACCATTGACGGCACACGGCAGACATTGTACTTTCCCGACGGAAGCGAGATGCACTTCCAAGATACTGACCTACACCAAGTGATGAGCCACGTGCCAAGCAGAACCAACTACGACATGGCATGGATGTGGTTTCATGAGAACGAGTTCTCGTTCTTGCATGACCGAGGAAATGGGAGCATATCGGTCTACGTGGAGAACCCCAACAAGACTCAGCAATGCTACATGCAGATATCGGACGAGGAGATTGACTATCGTGCTCAACTTTGGAGAGAGTCAAGAGGTTAACTGATGAGTCCTAGGTGGACGAAAGGGCTGGCTTTCCAGCCCTCTTAACCAAAACAACAACGAGATGATAAACGAAATGACCAAACTACTCACCGAGTATTCCGACGCAAAAAATTACATCCTCAAAATTACTGACGAGTATTATGACGCAATGTCATACGACATCGAGGGATGGTGGAACTTAATTGAGGACGACGAGGCTGACGAGAACGACCTTAAAGAACTTCGCCTTCAAGTACATGCAGTAAAGTCTTTGCACATGGCTTTGTCTTGCCTTAAGTACAAGTTCTCCTAAAATAAATTTGCATAATACAAAACTAAACAACATGAATACACCACAAAATTTGTTGGCACACTTGCGGAACGCAGAAACCAACCACATCGGATTCTCTTACAACATCAACAATGGCGACTCAAACCCCGAGACGGGATACATGGTGAGCCAAAAGGGTTACGAGCAGACCGCTCCCCAAGGCTGTGACCTTGTTGCCTACGGACGCAACTACTTCTTGCTCCATGCCGAGCAGTTGGCAGACCCAACAGCCTACATGGGGTGTTGGTACAACGCTGGCCAGTTCGTCTTCGACATCTCTCACAACATCGAGACCAAGGACAACGCCATCGAGATGGGCATGACCAACGAGCAAGACGCAATATGGGACTGCGCGAGCGGATCCGAGTATAGGCTGATGAGAGAGGGCGACAACCCCTCTCATTTGGTGACCATCTACTACAACGACGTGTTCGTCAGCGAAGAGCCAAACGAAATCTATGCGAACTGCCCATACGTGAACATGCCAATTGCCGAGGCAACAAGGTATGCAGACCGAATGATTGAGAACGGAGATTGGGACGCATACTGCATCCCCGAGTTGTGCAACCACGAAGTAAAATTCACCGAGGTTTTATTTCAAAGAGATGGCGATGCAGAAAAAATCTACACTAAAGATGAACTTTATGCAATCATGCGTTCATTTGTCGAAGACACTCGAGGCGACAAGCCATGGGTCGACGCAGATGACGAGTGGTTTGAGCAATTCACCAAAACAAATACCGAGGTTTTGTTCCAAAGGGATGGCGACGAGGACAGCCTAGGTGCATACAAAACCGAGGACTACCAAGCCATGCTAGAGACATTGGACGTGGCAATGGATGAGTTCTCTCAAATCTACAACCACTCAGCATCGAACGAATTTCGTGAGTATTACGAAATGCACATGAACCAATTGGACAACATTATCAACCTAATTAACAAACTGAAATGAGCACCGAACAAAAATTCACCATCGACGAGTTCTTAAAATTATCGGAAAGGTACTTCTATGAGGAGTACCATAGGGTAACCGAGAGCGTGTTCAAGGACATCAACCCGTCGATGTTCATCGAGCAAGAGTTGTACTTGTACGGAGGTAACCAAATCAAGACGAACTACAAGTGGAACAACGGCACATGGATATTAGTAGACAAGGTCTACATGAGAACAAACAGCGAATTCAAACAATACATAAAGGAGAACTTAAAATGAAATACAAATTGACAACCACACGCACCTACGTCACGGAGATGATAGTGGTAGCC